TCTTGTGGACAATATGGCTGTGTCCAAGAAAGCGAAGAAGTAATGCCTGCAAAGAAAGACCCCCGTTTAGAGCGTGCTGGCGTCTCTGGTTTCAATAAGCCAAAAGCAACTCCAGACCATCCAACTAAATCTCATATTGTTGTTGCCAAAGAAGGCGACCAAGTTAAAACCATTCGCTTTGGTCAACAAGGTGTACAAGGTTCACCCGATGGTTCTGCACGTAATGATTCTTTTAAAGCCCGACATGCTAAAAACATTAAGAAGGGCAAGATGAGCGCCGCTTATTGGGCAGACAAGGTGAAGTGGTGAGCGCATTAACTGACGACCTTAAAACACTGATGGCTGATGCCATTACAATGTACTTTGTGGCACATGGCTACCACTGGAATGTTGAAGGACAAGACTTCTCTCAGTACCATGACCTTTTTGCGGATATCTACGAAGATGTTTACAGCAGTATTGACCCCATTGCAGAAAACCTTCGCAAATTGGATGAGTATGCGCCATTTACCCTCAGCAAGTTTACTGACCTCCGCACCGTTGAATCAGTAGAGGTTAAGCCTGAGCCACAGGCAATGGCAAAAGCCTTGTTGAAAGTTAATGACGGTGTCCTTGAAACAATCAACAAGGCTTTTAAGTCTGCCGAAAAAGCAGGCGAGCAAGGCATTATGGACTTCCTAGCAGGTCGTGATGACATGCACAAGAAGTGGCGTTGGCAACTAACTGCCTCCACTAAGTCCTAATAGGACTCTCACTTCTTCCATAGTTGCTGGTGTACTAATAACGGTACCGTTTGGCATCACAACTGTAACCATGCAATCGCCATCGGGTGCTACTAGTTGTGTGCGTTCCTCAACGTATTCTGGCACTGTAATTTTTACTTCAGATGCAACTACTGTTGGGTTGCTTGTTTCATTGCGCTTTTGAATAGCCGTAGGCATAGATTCAAATTCTTCTTTGCTAAATGAAACTGGGTTGTCTTGCACCATGATTGGAATAAGTCCATTAGATAGTTCTTTCACAGCCACTCCTAAGTCAGCGGCAACTGTTACAAGGTTGTCCATTTTTTCGTTACCGTCTTCATCCCAAAGTACAAGAAGTACACCGTCAATTTGACTGAGTGTTTTGATAATTGTAATTTCAGGAGTTTCGGATTTGACCATGTCTTCACTTGCATCCAAAAGAATCTTAGGACATGTGTCAGGAGACTGGCAGACTAGACGAAACTCTGCTTCGTTCTCTAACAAGAAATCAAAAGCCCGTTCTTCACTGGAAGAAGGCTTCTTTGTTCCAATAATGTAGAAGGTGTTGCCCTCTACTCCAAGTTCTTTCAAACCATCTTCAATGATGTTCTTGGGGCATGAACCGCCACCTAAAATGCCATATGTTGCCATGTATATCCTTATCGTATTGTTTTGCGCTTAATGTTGTCTCCGAAGAGCATCACTAAACGTACCACCGCATGGCACACTCCTGCAAGTGTCGCTACGGCTAGCCCATCAATATACGGGTCAGGTGTACCCAATAACAACGTTATGGGGTAACTAAGTATGATGGTAAAGACAATCTTTACCCAAGGCATTGCTTCTTTAGGGGTTAAGGAGTCTGCAAGTTGTACAAGTTTGTATACGGCTAATGATGCAATTATATAATCCATTATTTTCCTGAGTAGTAGTGCCAATCCAAAGTGTACTGGTTAACCATAGTAACAGGCACAACGTACTGAGATAAAACTCTTTCAGTAGTTTCAATTGTACGTTGACGGTCTAACAGATAGTATGAAAAGTCACTATTTCTACCAATGTCTCCCCAAAAATAATCAAAAATACCTTCTCCTGCAACACCCGATGTTGAAGGTATATAACCGCCATCACGGGTATCACCGTCAAAGTATTCGCCTACAAAACTAGGTTCCCATAACCAACGTGCAATACGGACAGTACTTCCACCAGTCATTTCAAATTCTAATACAGGTACACAATCTATTAATCCTGAGGCACTTGCCCCTGATTGTGGAGCATACTCAAACACACGGCGCTGGGGTGTATCAGAAAGCGTTGGTGAGGTGTTGTCCCAATCTTCATCCTGATAATGGGTTTCGGTAAACCAGCCCGAAGGTGGAGAAGACGACTGCATTGTTTGCTTATCTGCATAAGTCATTGTGTGTATTCCTGAAAATGACGCACCAGCAGATGCTGCTGTGTCAAAGGAACAATAATATGTTTGCAAGGCATCATACGGAAATGCTTTTTGAGGGTAAACCCGAACAGTGTTTACTGAAGAACCCCATGCTGGGTCCATCGTTATGTTGATACCTTCAGCATCTTGAGATACTGAAAGGTACGGAGGACTTCCGGGCAAAGAGTCTGTTGTAGAAGTTACAATACCCCAAGTTGATGTTGTTGTCCGTGTTCTGTTGTAACTACCTACAGTGTCAGCAGTTGTAGAACTTACCGCTTGTTGGAATTTTGGGTCAGAGATAAAATTAACACGTTGTGCATTAATATGGAAAATGTGCGGAAAAGAAGCGGCGGCGGGGTTGTATTCATATGATGCCCCACACCCAGACATTCCGGAAATGTATGAAACAATACTTCCAATTGTTCCCTTACGTTGTCGTAGTGAACCAATATTATTAAGCAATGCCCGAGCCTTGCTAGTCCCTAAATCATTTATTCCAATTTCTAAACCTGTTTGGATTCCAAGTTGTTCTAACGCAGGGGTTACTGCAATGCTTGGGTCATTAGAAAGAGCAACACTGTCAATTAGTGTTCTTGTTCTGTCAATCTCATTACCAAATAATTCAAGAAATCCATAAAGAGGTGTGTACCCACCGGATAACACTTCTTGTCCTTCATCTAAAGTTCGGTAATACTCTGGAATATGTGACCAAAGAGAATCAATAGATTCATATTGAGTTGGCATCTGTATATACAAAGAAGCCTCTTTGTTGTACCAATAATCAACCCCTGCTTGGTACCTAACAAACAAAGAATAATAAACCCAACGTCCTTCAAGGATTTTAGGGGTATCTATAAACGATGAGAAATTTGCTTGAGAAGAAATTTCTAAAACTATAGAACCATCTTTAATGGTTACAGGTTCTCCTGTAGATGACGAGACAATTACAAGTTCTACAGGAGATGCTACGGAAGCACCTATTGTAGAACTTTCTAATACAAGAGGTTCATTTAACAACCACTCAAGTTCTACTGTAGTAGCAGTTACAATATTTGCACTAAATGTACTGGTACCTGTAGCAGAAGGTAAGATTGTTGAAACATTATCTGCCCTAATAGATGTGTCTTGTGCAGTGGCATCTCGTAAGTTTGAACCGTAGCCAACTGTTTGTTTACGTAGTGTAAAAGATGTCAAAGCCATTTTTTATACCAAGATTCCAGTAATACCACCTGATGTGACAACTGACACTGTACCTTTTCGGATTAATGACGTAGGGTCAGCCGTGCGTGAAGTGTATGTTTCTTGTGCAACATCTCCATTAAAACGCATTCGGCTAACTACTGCATAGTCAACCCCTTCTACATTTTGAATAAGTCTATACAAAGCACCTAGCGAGAAAGTTTGACCAAACGACACTTGGTCAAATGTAAACAAAGTGTCAATTGCCGTTTCTACCGCAGATTTTACCCATTGTGCTACATACTGGCTTTGAACATTTACAGTTACTGTAATATCAATAGGCTGTAATTCAATTGTTGGGGAAACACCGACACTAGCACCGATTACAGTTCTTGTTGAAAAGTATTCAATAACAGAATCTTGGATTTCACTACTGACTGTTAAGAAAGTTTCCGACTCATTTAAATAGTCTGTTTGGTAACCTGTTGCATAAATCATAATATTTGGAGCACTAGATGCGTCACAAGTTGCTTTTGCAACTTGAGGTGAACGTAAAGCAAGGTCTTTAAAGTCTTGTACAGATACAGCACGGTCTTGTGTACGAAACATAAGAGGAATGTTTGCTCTCATGGAATCAATAGATTCCATGTCTGCGCCTCCAGACATGGACGATGATGCCACAATAATCACACCATCTATAAAAGTACCTTCAAATGATGACACCCTATCGGCATCAACATTTCCGTTAAATCCAATACCTTTTCGGTATGTCACTAAAACTTCAACACCGTTTGAAGGTACTTTACCATTAACATTGTTTCCAAAAATAACCTGTGTAATACCATCAGCAGAAGTTTCAAGAGTAAAACTTCTACTATTAGAAGAAACGTCAGATAAGTTAGATGTATAAAAATACTGAACAGGTGTAGCCTCACCGCTTACAACTGTTCCTTCTTTTACGGTCACCTCTACGCTAGAAGCCACTACTCCTTTATACCGTAAGTTAAAACGTTGTCCAGCATTTCCATTGCTAATTCCAGAAAGAAGAGAAATACTGTTTATTGGCTTTTCATCAACAACCAATTGCCCTTCGGCAACTGGAACAACAATTGACGATACTGATGGTCCTAAAGTGGTGGTACTTGTAGATGTAAAATAAACAACAGGGTTATTGTCTGTAGCCGGTGCTACAAAACCTGTTCCTTGTGGAATAGTAATTGTGCTTGAGTGTGTAGGGCTAACTGCCTCAACGGTTACCGTTCCCGTTGCAGAAGTTTGAAAAAGTGGTTTATAGTCTAATAAGTTAGCAATTGCTAATACGCTACTAGTTTGTGTAGCAGTTCCTAAATAAGTTTCAGCAGCAGCACGGTCAACGTAGTAGTGAAGCACATCACCCATGTACGCCCAAAGATTTACGAGCATTACACCAAAATCGGCACGATTTCTAGATGACCATTCAGGTATTAAAGTATCTGCACGGTTAAGAAGGTCTTGACGAATCGTGAGATAGTCTCTGCTTGTGTAATCAAAACTTGCCATTAGGATGCTCCTCCTAGTAATGTGATTTGGGAACTAGATATATTAAGACTTACTACGGACGCACCAAAAGGTGGGACTACATATTGTACATGTACTCTTATAGTATTTTCTTCGTCTTCACCATAGGAATAGTCTGATGGTGCTGAAATTTCAATGTCAGTTACTTTTCCAATAGTCATTGCGTCATTTATGTCTTGGAGTGCATCAATTCTGTATTCTGCAAAAACCAAAGGGTCTCGTTCTTCAAACAACAAAGTTTTTACAGAAGCGCCGTAATTTGGGTCCATTACACGCTCTCCTGTAAATGTGGTCAAAGCATCAATAATGTGTTGTTCTACAATGCGGTTTATTGATGAAGTAGTGGTAACACTGCCTGTATCAGAAGTGAATGAAAAAGGAATGGATATAGATTTCATATTAAACTTTCTATAATTCTACACATAAACATTTACCATGTCTGCACTAGAAATCCATTCCCCACCTTGAAGAGCGGGTGCCGGAGGTGCAATATATGCTGTTGTAGACATTGGAATATCTTCTGAAGAACCTGTAGAGTCTTTAACAATTTCTAAATGTGTAACCATACTAGATTGTGTTATTTCATGGTTTACTGATTTTACATACCAAAAACCATCAAATTGAGCATTGTATTCTTTAATATTAACAATGCCTCCGGGGGTTATTCCGGGGTCCCCTACTACCGTAACTTTTGCATAAAATGGAAAAGAACGACGCAATTCACCATCTACTAGTTTTTTACCCATTTCAAAAGAATCAGCATTCACACTGTAGGTGTTTGTAAATTTAGTTGTAACTGGAGTACCCAATCCCGAGTGGTCTGTAGAATCGGCGTTTGACACCGACAACACAGAACTCTGTTTGTCTAGGACATGGATTGTGTCAGGTGTTTTAGATGCGTAAGGAGTGACTGCACCAATGCGCCCATCAAATTCAATAATTAAACCCGGCTGTGGGTTTGGGCTTCCATATAAACCTCTAATTGTATATAAAGCACTATAAGAACGACGTTGGTTTATTGCTTTATAAGGGTCCCATATATTGATGTGGGTGTTTTCTACAAGTACGCTATACCCTAATTTTTGAGCAGTGTCTACTAGGAATGCCCAATCAGACTCCGAAGATTGCACTAAGCGAGGAAAACGATAGGAGTCATTTGGCACAGATACAGAAAACTTGTACGTATTTGAAATTTGTTGAGCAATCTCACTGATTGTTTTGTTTTCCCAAACACGTGACTTTTTAGATTTCATCAAATAACTAGCGCCCATACAATAAACCCTTGTCATTTGAAATGGGCTTTTGTTTACAGTGCCTGAGTAACTTAAAGAAAAAGGTTCAAGGTGTGTAATGTATCCACAAAACTCTAGTAAATCTCTTTCCCTAATTTCAATAGAAACTTTTACAGGTCTATCAATGTACTCAGTTATCAACTGAGGGTTTAATCCCGCAAATTCTAAAATAACAACGTTGTGCATATTTTCATGCAACTCCATTGAGAGTCTTTTAACAGAAAGGTAATCAACAGCAACGCCATCAATTACCATGTTTACCCTAGGGGATAAATCAGAAGAGCCTTTAAAAATCATACAATAGGTATTTTTATAATTGTTCCGCTAGGTATTTTGTCTGGAAACAAGATATTAGGATTTAAATCTGCAATCTTCCAATACAAACTAGCGTTGTTTAGATAAACAAAAGCCAAGTATTGAAGTGTTTGGCCTTCTTCAGCAATCAAAGTCATAGTCTTTGTGTTGTTATACATTGTTGCAACTGCAATGTTTGTAGTTTCACCATTGCGTGTTTCTGTTGTTTGTGAATAACGAGAGCCTTTGATAATCATGTTGGTGACTCCAAAGCAACTTCGGGTGCAACATAGTAAGCCTGCTCACCTGCGTGCATTTTTAAACCTAACGCTCTTCCTTCAGCATTATCAGCGTTCATAGAGATTGTACTAGTATTTTGATAACTTTCTGCAAACTCAGTTCCTGAAGGTAACGTAAATTTTAATGTTCTTGTAAATTTAAATGTAAAGGCTATTTTAGAATCGGCAAATTTAACACTTGTTCTTGATGCTTTTCCTGAACAAAACCATTTATCGGTATTGCGTTCTATATAGTTTGTAGATTTGCCTACATTTTCTACCATTTTTTTAGTTGTCAAATCTTTATTTTGTTGACCTGTTTTAAAAGTAAGTGGTGCTTCAAAAAGAACGTGGCTTTTAATTGGTTTATTTCCGTTAAGTACATCAATTTGTTCTTCTTTAAATATTTCAGTTATTGTTATTGTTGCTGAAAAATCCCACTCAAAGTCTTCATCTCTCATTGCTTGTTTAAGAGCCAGTTTTCCATAATAATCTACAGTTCCTTGTAACTTGATTTCAGATAAACCACTATTACCCGGTCCTTTATTATTAAACCATTCAAAAATTGAACCAGAGTTAAAAACAAGACTTGAAACAAAATCTCCAGTTTTTGATTCTACAGGACCTGTACGAAAGTTAAAAGTTGGCGTTTGTAAAATTTGTTTTGTAGCAACAATTGCCGCTGTATCCTCTTGTCGTGCTGCTTGTGCGTCTGCCACTGCTGTATCTAATGCGTCAGTTAAGTACGCTTTTTCTTTAGCAAACCCAATATAAAGTGCCCTAATATTTAAAGTAACTTTACAAATAGTAGGAACGTAGTTTGATGTAAATTTAATAAATTGAACACTACTAGTAGTAACAAAACCCTCAACCATAAACAAAGAGGAGAAAACAATACGGATAGGTAATGGGCTTAAGAAAGCAGCGTTTCCGTAATTCTTTTTTACCGTTTTTGTAAAACTTTCTGCACTAAAAGAAAAACTGGCACTACCATCACTACCATCATAACTTGTTTGAGAAATAGTAGAAGCGTTGTTCCAGTAGTCTTTTAAGAAATCAAGCATGTCCGGTGTAATGGATTGACCAATAATTGAATCCAAAACATATAAATCTGCAAGAACACCAATGTTGCTTACGTCCGATTGCTTTGTGTTTGTTCCATATTCGTCCAAAGACCCCGTAAGACTTCCCGACCATTTACGATTAAAGTTATTGTCTGTATATTTTTTAGACGCTACTTCCGACTCTCGGTTAAACAAAATATCAAAAGAAAAATCTGAAGAACCGGGAACGGGTTGAAGTAGGTTTGAAGGGTCTTGAAGAAGGGGGTTCAAGACAGAGGTAGCCATTGAAACAGTGCGGTCTAAAGTTGTTGGGTTAAACTGAAAGAATAAACGACGTTGCTTTACTCTATCAGTTGAAACCCTACTTAAAGCAGAGGGATAGATTCCTTTAATAAATCCACGTTGAATCGGTACTGAAGTGTAGGACCCGTTGTTAAAGTCATTAAATAGTGGTGTACTTCTTTTTGATGGGTAATTAAAATTTGGATTATCGTCTGAAGTTCTGTTTATTGAACGACCAGAACCTTCATAGTTGTTAAAATTATAAAATTGGTCAGATGCGTAACCAGCCATTATGTAGTCCTCATTAATGTTAATTTAACTTCTCTTTCAAGAAGAGCGCTCACTTCTTTTGCAAGTTTGTGGGCGTCCGTAGAAGAGTTTCCACTAGATTGTAATGTAATTTGCGGTGCAATAGTTACATTGTATTCAGGACCTTTTACCATAGAACCCATAGAAGAGGACATGACAAGAGGGGAACTGAGGTTGTTTTGAAGTGCCCGAGAACCTACTGAACTCTTTGCAGATGGGTAAATACCGTCACCAATTTTTCCTGCGTTGACGATACTGTTCATGGACATTCCTGCCCATTGGTAACCACCACCACCACCACCGCCTCCCGAACTACCACCTGAAGAAGTTGCTCCAGAACTATTGCTGTGTCCGTATTTTACAACCGCAGTGGTTACAGCACTGCCAGTCTGACCGTTGATTTCGGTGCCTTCGTCAAAACTTTCCCCACCACCATTGAGTCCCCAAGGAGCACCTGCTTGTCGGTATTCCCATTGACCACGGTTAAACTCTTTTGCTTGAACGTGCCAAGGCTCATTGTTGACATTGGCAAAGTTAACAAGGTCATAGTCTTTTGCATTTGCTGTAAGCCAAGCGTCATCGCCGTGAATGTCAGCCGCCATACCAATTTCGTGCATAGAAACTCCCGGAGGAGCAGCGTCTGCGTCATTTGGGTTTTTCTTTTTCCAGTACTTACCTTGCCATTTAATACTTGTTTTGTCGTCGGTAGGTGCGTAGCGGCTAAGGAATAGCGCTTTTTGTTGTGCAGTTGTACGAGAGCCACCACCAATATAAAGTCTTGGGTTGGCTTCAAGCATTCTGCGAATTCGTGCGGCAAGACGAGGGTTAAGACTGTTTAAATGCCTTTCAGACCTCTTTACATTAGGAGGAACTTTCCCAGCAGGGTTGGAAACAGTTGCTGCATTAGCGCCTGCGTTTCCACCGCCTCCACCGCCTCCACCGCCTCCACCAGTATCTGGGGATGATGTGACACCGTCACCCAAGATAGCATCTAATCCCATTTTTGTTGCTGTACCTGCTGCAACACCAGCAGCCGGTGTTCCAATAATACCTGCACCAATACCTACGGCACCGGCAATACCCCACTTAATAGCGCCTTTAACCATGCTGCTTTTAGTACTAATACGAGCACCTACAATGCCTGATAACTTTTCTTCAAAGGCTTGAAGGGCTTTGTTAACAGCCTGTACGTTCTTTTCCATTTGAGCAAAGTTGTCGTTTTGACGCTTGTAGAAGTTTTCCTCACGGTTGGCTTTTACACGGTCCGTTTCTTCAGCCTGAGAAGCATAGTTGTTTTCAACACCCATAAGGTTTCTCTGGCTCTTTTGAGATGGGTCATAGAATCCCTTACCACCCTTCTTTTGGTATGCCACGTTCTGTTGTGCATACTGAAGAAGTGGGTTAATTTGGTCTTCTGTCATACCTGATGCTTCAAGGCGAGCACGTACAGTAGAACCTTGTTGAAAAGCACCTTGAATTGTTCGTTCGTCTGTAAGACCACTTCGTTTAATAACATCTTGAAATACTTGTTGTTGGGTGCGCTGAGTACCACCAATGCCGTACATACCAGTGCCCATCATCATGAACATTTGGTTTGTTGATTCTGGACCAGCCATAGCCTTTGTCATGCTGGTAAGGTCGGACGTAGAATATGCGTAACCAGAAGAAGCACGCATTGCGTCAATGCTCTTAGCCTGTGCTTGAGCGTTTAAACCCGTGCTTGCTTGAAGACCCAGAACTTCATTAATACCACCCATGCCCAAACGGTAGGGTTGAAGAGGTTCTCTGTACTTATGGTATACCTGATTTTGACTTAGACCAGAAGTTTGCTGATAAAGCATATTCATTTTGTCTGCTGACAACGAATATTGGGCGCCTCGTGAAATACGAGCATCTAATGCTTGAGCAGCCTTAGACAAAAGTTCCATTCCATACTGACCTGCCGCCGCACCCGCTGATGGTGGTTTACCACCGCCACCGCCCTGCATTACCGTTACATTGGCAGTTTGAATGTTTCCACCAGTAGCACCAGTTTGTACGTTAGTGCTGTTATTACCAGCCGCAAGACTTCCAGCAGGTGGGATGTAGCCTCCACCAGCCCCACCACCTGCTCCTACGTTGCCACCGGCGTCAGAAACTCTACCCATGTTCTTAGCAACAGTGTTAAGTGCTGTAGCCCATTTACGGGTGTCTTCAATAAGTTTTGGAAGTTCCGCTCTAAAAGACTTTACAAACCCATCAAGTTTTTTAAACTCAGTGTTAAGTTCCTTAAATGCAGTGGGGTCAATAGACGCCTTGGAGTTAACACGTACTTGACCAACGGCTTTACCAACTTCAGCAGAAGCCCCGGGGTCCTGCTCCATTCCACCTGCGCCTACTCTTTTCTCAGCCATTGCTAACCTTTATTTGTTAGAGTTGCGCCATAAAGCCATTGCATACCAATAAGCCCTTTGACGCACCGTCATGTTTTTTAGGTCACTGAGACCAAACCCTTTGTACATAGAGGCAATTGCCTCATACTCCCAATACGTTACTTTTAAGTTAACCGAATAGAAGTGAGACCCAGTCCATAAGAATGAGGAGTTCTTCCCCACAATTAGCGCACTGAGTATTCACCTCTTCCATCTTTGGACCCGGGGGGTCGGTGGATAGCGCTTTTACCAACTTGCCACGGTCACCAAGGTTAAGACTCTTAGCCCACTTTTCAGTATCGTGGGGAGGGTTACTATCCCACACGGCACAACGTGCCAGCATCAAAGTGTTTTGTTCTGCTGTAGTCTTAGCCTTTTTAGCAACGTACAAACTGTCAGCACCCGATGGGTAGTTCAATTTGATTGTTGAACCATCTTTAAGTACAACTTCTAAAGGTTTGTGCAACGATTCTTTTGGTTCTATTACTGCAAAATCTTCGTCTAAGTTTAAAGAAACAAAGTTTGTTGCCTCGCAGTTACTGCAAGTAACTTCTAGTTCACGAACACGACCATAGGTAGCCTTTACGGTTCCTACAAACAAAAGGTCACGGTCACCAATCATTAATTGGTCAATAACGTAAGGTTGTTCCTTAATATCAATGTTACCAATTTTGAGTACTGACCGATTAAGCAAAGTGCTCATGTACTCAGCGTAAGACAATGTCTTTTTAGAAGTAATGGATGCAAGTGCCTCCTCATCTTCTCCGTTGAGTTCACGAACAATTGCTGTAGTTTCCCACTCGCTTGTTTCAATGTTATAAAAACCTTTAAGCAATGAAACTACGGTATTCGGTGCATCATTAATATGCGGCACCGGGTCTCCCATAGCAGCATTTGCCATGTCTGTATCACTCATTTTATTCTCCTATTTGTTATAGATTATCGTGCTGTAGCGATGTTTGCGATTTCGTCTTCTGTCCATCCAAGAATCCAACCTTCGTTATGAAGTGTGATTTCTTGAATAAGAAGTTCGTTTGCTCCAGCGTTAAGACCGTTCATTACGTAGCCACCGGGCCAGCAGTTAAAAATCTTCATTGCCAGTTTAGGTGTACCAATAAAGGTGGTCTTTGTGTCATTTGCAATGCTGTCATTGTAAGAAGCATTTGAATGTGGGTGGTCAAACACACGAACAACAATGTCACAACGGTAGTCAGAACCACCAGTTGAGCCACCAGCGCCTGCTTGCCAGTTGTGAATAAAGCGTTGCCACTTCCACAACTGGTCTTGTCCCGTAATAACACCACGGTTGAACGTAACTGGAGCAAAGTCGGTTTGTCCAACCATCTTGTGAGGGTGCGTGTTCATACCACCTTCACGGTACTGAATAACTTCGTTTTGGACCGTCAAACCAGACATGGCAGCAAAGCCAATCTGGTTAATACCAGCCGCAAATTGACCTAAGTTAATTGTGTTTGGAGCACCTACACCAGTACTCTGGCTTTGTTCCAAAGGAATGAAAGTAACTTCAAATTTAAAGTTACGAATCGGGTCTGTACGTACTACAGGCATTATTTACTCCTTAGAGGTTTTCTTGGATTTGGTTTCCACCAGCAAATTGGCTGATGTTAATAACAATAAATTCAGCAGGAGTTTGCAAAGAAACACCTACTTCAATGTTCACTTCTCCAGCCTCAATAGAAGCAGGTGTGTTGTTTGTAGCGTTGCAAACAATGTAGTAAGCCTCACTAGCACTATTACCACGCAAACCACCGTTTGACCAGAAGTTAGCAAGGAAGTTAGAAATACGGGCTGAAAGGTCAGACCACAAACGCTCACCGTTTGGCTCAAATACTGCAAACTGTGAAATTTGATTTACGTTTGCCTTAATAAAGTTAAGGCTACGACGAGTTGGTACAAACTTTGTAATGTCCGTCTTCTTTAGAGTACGTGCGCCATTTACAACCACACCAGCACCCGGCACTGCCTTTAAGGTATTGATGTTTTCTGTGTACAGCGTACCGACTTCAGATTCAGAGTAAGTTGTGGTTGTTCCAAAAGTATTACGCAACTCGTATGCGTACCCAGCAGGTGCTTTAGAAACATTGCGCTCTGTATCAACTCGTGTGTACAATCCTACAATTGCTCCACCGGGGTAGGTTTCACGCAAAGAAGCGGTACCACCCGTAGCAGGGTTGCTCATAGAAAGCATTCCGTAGTAAACAGCGGCGTATGAAGAAGAACCATATTGAAGCACAAGTTGCTTAATTGCCAAGGTATCCGACTTTAAGGTAGGGTCTGGGTCAATAACTAAGAACGAGTCTCCACGGGCTTCAACATAGTTAATTGCATCCACAACAATGGCAGCGTTTGACTTACCTACAAGGTTAAACAAGAGTTGACCCTGAATGGTGTCGTAAGTATCCAAAGCGTTAGCCCATGCAGCCTGTGTTGCAGCGGTTGTGTCATCGGAAAGTGATGCACCATCAAGACCACCCGTAAGGGTAAGTGTTTGTGCTGCTACAGA